AAACATGTCTGCCCAAAAGATTGACAGTCGCGCAAGTTGGGCAGCACGTAATCCGATTTTGCTTCCGGGCGAGATTGGCTTTGAATCCGACACTGGCAACGAAAAGGTCGGAGATGGAAAGCTGCCCTGGAACAGGCTTCATTACTACGGATCGGCTGGGCATTGGGGCGAATTTTCAAGCAGTGTCAATCAAACTGCGACAGCAGATACACCAACTGAAATCACCTTTAATCAATACGACCCCAACGGTGACGCCGTTCGTCTTGAGAATGGAAGCCGTTTAACGGTCGACCTGCCTGGCGTTTATGTTTTTGAAATTAATTTGCAACTGTCAAACGCAGATAGTCAAATTCACGACGCTCATTTTTGGCTAAGAAAGAACAACAGCGGTAGTGCTGGCGATGTTTTATTAACCACCACTGCTGTCAGCGTTATTGAAAGTCACGGTGGAGTGCCAGGCAACAATAATTTGCTGCTTGATCACACATTGCTGCTTGCCGCAAATGATTACATCGAAATTATTTGGGCGCCAAGCAATGCAAACGTTTCACTGCAGGCTGGGGCAGCGATTACGAGCCCTTACATCCGTCCAAGTCGACCTAGCGTTGTTTGCAACGTGTTCCAGGTTGCTTCTGCATAACGATGGCTGACACAGTACGCGAAAAGATTTTGCTGCGCATGAAGAGCAATCTTGATGCGATTACAACAGCGACGATTTACCGCTCACGTGTTGAGCCATTGGCACGTGGTGAGGTGCCAGCCGTCATCATTGAACCGATTAACGATCAGCCCGTTGACACCAACTTCTATGACAAGTTGGACTGGACAATGCGGGTCAGAATCACAACTCTGGTACGTGCAGCGGTGCCGGACGATGACTCTGACACCTATACCCAGCAGGTGCATACAAGGTTGATGGCTGATCAAACCTGCAATGGAAATGCCCTTGACTTGACACCAGACCGTACGGACTTCAGCCTGTACGAAGCTGATGTACCTTTGGGCGTCATCAGTCAGGATTACTTGGTGCGTTATCGCACTAGCAGAACTGACCTAACTAGCAACTGACATCATGGCTAAAATTCGTAAGGAAGTTCCCAATCCCGGCGCGGGCGGCAGTTACTTGTTTGACCCTAAAACTGGGAAACTTACACTGATCACAGAACCACCCGCTCCCACCGAAAATGGCACTGACTCGGAAGAAATTCCTGATTGCGAAGATTGAATCCAGCTATGGGGTTGATCCGACTCCAGTAGGTGGTTCCAACGCAATTCAGGTCACCAACCTTGAAGTAACTCCGATTGAGTCTGACAACGTTCAGGCTGCGGCTTATCAGGGTTTTATTGGTAACAGCACTCGTTCGACCTTGGTTGCCAACAAGCGAGTCAGCGTCACTTTTGATGTTGAGCTAGCTGGTTCCGGCGCTGCTGGTACGGCTCCTGCTTTTGGACCGCTGCTGAAGTCCTGCGGTTTGTCTGAAACGATTGTGGCTAGCACCAGCGTTACTTACGCAGGTGTGAGCAGCAGCTTTGACTCTGCAACCATTTACTGCTTCTACGACGGCACCCGTCACAAGATCACTGGTGCTCGCGGCTCTGTCAGCTTCAACTTCACCGCTGGTCAGTTCGCTGTTGCAAGCTTCAACTTCATCGGGATTTACAACGCTCCTGATAACACTGCACTGTCTGGTGATTTCACCGTTGCCAACCAAGCTGCAGCGCTTGAGGTGAACGACACCAACATGACCACCGCCACCTTCTTTGGTGAGGCAAGTCAGCGTATTGAGTCGTTTGATCTGGCTCTGAACAACGAGCTGATCTACAAGGAGACTGCTTCTAGCCAAGAGGTGCTGATCACTAACCGCGTCCCAGGCGGTACTGCAGTGATCGAAGCTCCCGCAATCGGCACCACCGATTACTTCGCTGATGCAGTGGGTGTTGCGACTGCTTCCACCAGCCTCGTGCTTGGTGCAACTGGCGGCAACATTGTGACGCTGACCGCTGCGCAAACGGATGTTACCGGAGTATCCTATGGCGATACCAACGGTGTCATTTCGTTGTCCATGCCCTACCTGGCTCTGCCCAGCACCAGTGGCAACGACGAGCTGGCACTAGCTTTCACCTGATTCTGCGTGGCATTCGTCCTCAAGAAGACTGCTTCCTACAAATGGGAAGTCAAGGTTGAAGTCCCCGTTGACGGCAACCAATTTGAAACTCAAGCGTTTGAGGCAGTCTTCAAGAAGATCAGCCGTTCAGCCTTTAATAATCTCGTCGATAAGGGTGATGACGCTCTTGTTGGCGAGATTTTGCTTGGCTGGGAGGGCATCAATGATGACGCTGGCAAGCCTGTTCCTTTTACGGAAAAGAACAAGCAGCAGCTTTGTGATGACCCTTATGTTCTGCGTGCCTTGATCCAGGCTTACGCAGACAGCTTGACTGGAGTCACCGCAAAAAACTAAAAGACGCCGCTGAATACTGGGCAAAAGGCGGCGTTGTTGATGAGCGGGAGTCAGATTTAAAAGCTTTGGGGGCAAGCCCAGAGCAGATTGCTGCGTCAAAACTGCAGGCAGTGGAGCAGCACTGTGAGGTGTGGGAGGAGAACTGGGACATCGTGTTGATGTTCATTCGTTTGTCGACGCAATGGCATACGAGCATGGCGGGGCTTACCGGATTGAACTACCCGAGTCTTGAATGGCTCTGTAAGCTGTATTCAGTCAAGGATCCTGTTGCCATCTTTGAGGGCGTGCAGGTGATGGAAATGGCAGCCCTTGCCGTCCTGAACGCGAAAAGCAAATGAGCATCACTTCTGAAATCCGGCTCCGCGTCAGAAAAGAAGGCGATGTTGTGCTGAATCAGCTCAGCGCAAAGCTGAATGATGTTGCGCAGCGTTCAACTTTAACGAGTGCAAAATTTAAAGATCTTTCTTCAACTCTCAAGCAAACAGATAGTCAAATCAGAACTAAAAGCATTAATGGCTTGAATGACTATGCGCGTGCATGGCGTGAGTTAGCAAACAGCGTTGATATCACTAGCAGGGAATTTAAAGAGGCAACACGCGAAGCCCAGCGTTTTGAACAGGCTGCTGCAAAGGCTCAGGGACGGCGTGGTGGTGGGCGCTTGGCTGGAATGGCTCGCACTGCAGGCGCAGTGGCTGCAGCGGGCATATTTGGTGGTCCAGAAGGTCTTATTGGTGCCGGTATTGGTGGCATTCTTGGCGGCGGTGCTGTTGGCGCAGGCGTAGGCGGTGCAATTGGCGCACAAGTCGGCATGTTCCGTCAATCACTTGGCGAAATAGCCACTTTCTCAGCAGAACTTGCTCGCCAAGAAAGAGCATTGGAAGGGGTAGTTAGAACGCAAAACGAATATGCATATGCACTCGAAGCTGTTAGCAGAGCAACTAAAGATTTTGCAATTCCCACAAGCGTATTAACTCGTGAATTCACCAAACTGCAGGCTTCTGTCGCTGGTTCTGGTGGCACTGTTGAAGATACTGAAAAATCATTTCGAGCAATTGTTGCTTCTATTCGGGCTACGGGCGGATCAATTGAAGATGTCAGGTCTGCACTGACTGCAACTGCTCAAGTTTTTAGCAAGGGCAAGGTTTCCGCTGAAGAACTTCGGCAACAGATTGGTGAACGTTTGCCCGGTGCTTTTACGATTTTTGCTGCGTCAATGAACAAAACCCCAGCAGAGCTTGATAAAGCTTTAGAGAAAGGTGAAGTAAGTCTTCAAGACTTCATGGGCTTTGTTGAAAGGCTGCTTGATGAATACGAAGACAATGCCAAAAAGATTGCAGGCGGACCAGAAGCTGCGGGTGATCGCTTAAAGGTTGTTCTTGAGGATCTAAAGAAAACAACTGGTCCAATCCTCAAGGATATTGGCTCTTCTTTTCAGTCTTTTGCGGCGGATGCAGCTCTAGAGATTGATAAGTTGATTAAAAAGATGATTGAGTTTGGTCGCCAGATGGAGGAAAAATTAGGCGGACAGTTATTACAAAATGCAATTAAAAACATACAAGTTCAAGACAAAGTTATTAAACAGCTTGAAGCAGAGGCTCTTGTCAGGGTGGGCGGCCTAAGCGATATCGAAAAACAGCAACTGCAATTAGCAAAAACTTTAAGAGCTGGAAGTTTAAAGGTAATTGAAGGTAGAAAACTTGGACCAGAGCTGCCATCTGCACCCAGCAAATTGCCTGGTGTTGATACAGACAAAACCAAAGGCAAAACCGGAAAAGGGCAAGCTGATTATTCGGTAGCGCTGGCAAACGCTCTTATTGCTGCACAAAACGAGCTAAATCCAATCAAGAAAATTCAGCTTGAATATGATGCCGAAATTTTAAAAATTAACGAAAGCAAACTCAAGCCTGAAAGAAAAAGAGTTGCTTTAAACGCTGCAGCCGCAAAGCTTAATGAGCAATCACTAAAGCTGGGAACTCAGATAGCAAGCGGTGTCGCGGATCTAGCCATTAAAGATGGCGAGCGTAATAAGGAGATTGAGAAAACAATCAAAAACCTTGAAATTGAAGCTGGTATTGTTGACAAAAACCAGGCAAGAGAAATTGAAAGAAAGCAATTTATTGCTGATCTTACAAAGGGCAATAATCAGTTAACAGAAGACCAACTTGCTCGAATCAACGAAGCATTTGATCAGATCAACGCTAAGTCAACTGAATCTGCTCAGTTGATGAAGTCGATTGGTCAGACGTTGCAAACTGGCATTGCAGATGCCTTTATGTCAATCATTGATGGCGCCAAGTCGTTGCGCGATGTACTTTCAGATGTCTTACTTCAGACCGCTCGTTTGCTTCTTAATTTTGGAATCAAGGCTGGCTTGCAAGCGATACCCGGCTTAAGTGCATTATTTGCTTCTGGCGGCGTGATGACTTCACGCGGTCCAATTCCCCTTAAGCAATATGCGCGGGGCGGTGTCGCAAATAGCCCACAACTGGCAATGTTTGGTGAAGGAAGCACTCCTGAGGCTTACGTACCACTGCCCGATGGTCGCAGTATTCCCGTCAAAATGAAGGGCGGTGGCGATGGTGGCAACGTTGTCGTCAACGTCGATGCAAAAGGTACCAGCGTTCAAGGCGATCAACCCAATTCAGCGGCACTTGGCCGTGCCATTGGGGCTGCAGTGCAGGCAGAATTGATTAAGCAGAAGCGTCCGGGAGGCTTGCTCGCATAATGGCTACTTTTGATG